AATATTTACTGTTGCTGATCCTAATGGTGCAAGGGGTGGTAGATATAATCTTATTTTAGAAGAAGAGTGTGGTATTAATCCTGTAGCTAAAGAATGCCATGCAGCAGCAGTGGATTCTACAAGATTGAGTAGAAAATTTGGTAGATTTAAAAAAATAGGAACTTCTGGTGATATTGAAAAAATAGAGTTCACTAAAGACATGTTGTTAAAGCCTCATGAATATGATATTTTTGGTATCCCTAATCATTGGCAATTTGATGAAATAAACTGGGATAATCCAGATCATTTTATTGGATTGTTTATTCCTGTAGAATATAAGTCTTTAAAGTTTAGAGATAAAAATGGAAACACAGATTTAAAAGAAGCAAGAAAAGCTTCTAATATTGAAAGGAAAAAATTACAAGGAAATGATTTAAGACTTTTAAGTGAGAAGATGGAAAATCCTCAAAATCCTAAAGAATTGTTTGTTGGTTCAGGATTAAGAATTTTACCATCTGAAGAAGCAAGTGAAGTAAGATATAATTTAGAACTTGGAGGAGAATACACAAAACATAGAACTGTAGGAGAATTAAATAGAGATAGAGAAGGTATTCCAAGATTTAAACCAATAGAAAGAAGGCCAATTGATACTTGGGAAATTAAAAAGAGTCAAGATAAAAGAGGTGGATTAGTTGTTTATGAATTTCCAATAGACATCCCAGAAGATGATTTATATTATGTTTTTTATGATCCAGTAAATAATGAAGGAGAGACAGGAAAAAATTCATCCTTAAATGGAATCATAGTTTATAAAGGAGTTTATACAAGTGATTTAAGTAAATCAGATGAAATAGTAGCAGAATGGTTTGGAAGACATTCAAGGCATGAAACTACTTGGGAATTAGTTACTATGATAACTGAGTTTTATAATGCAAAGATTGTTCCTGAAGTAAATATTGATGTTTTTAATTCTTATTTAAGAGGTCAAAAGAAAAGTCATTTATTATTAGCTGCTCCAACTATGATATTAAAAGGAGATGAAAGAATTAAAAAATCTCCTATAAATAAAGTAGGAATTAAAATGACAAGTAATACTAAAGTAAAAGGTTTAGAATTACTTAACAAATGGTTAAGAACAATAAGAATAGATGGCAGAACTAATTTAGAAATGCTTAAATCTCTTAAAATACTTGATGAAATACAAAAATATGAGCCTGGTAAAAACTTTGATGCAATATCAACATTAATACTAATGGCAATAACTATCTACAATAAAAAATTCAACTTAGTTGAAGATGTAGATAAAATGAAAAAAGCTGATGTTGAAAGACTTAGTGGAATATTAGATAAATTACTATGATTAACAATATTAAAAAAACAGGAAGCCCAAAAGCATATTCTAAAAAAGTAATTGATTCTTTTGATGGACATTACTCACAACATATAGTTCCAAGAAATAGAAGATGGAATTTGAGTTATAAAATGTATCAAGGAATTATTGAAGATATACATAAATATACAAGTGCTGACTTTTTTTCTCCTGACACTATCTATAATGAATGTGCAACACATTATGATATAGTTTCTCCTTTAATTAAAAAAAGTGTAGGAGATGATTTTAAAGGACAAATAAAACCAATTGTTCATGATACTTCACTTAAAGCTAAGTCATTAAGAAGACATAAACAAGAGGAGCTTGTAATGCAATATATCTCTACTATTATAGTTCCTGGGATTGAAAAACAAGCTACTCAACAATATTTACAAGAATTTGGAGTACAAGATCAATTTAGTCTTTCTCCAGAACAAATACAACAAGCAGAGTCAGATATTAAGAATAGAAGTGGCCAAATGACTCCTGATGCAATTAAAGAAATTATGTCTGGTTATAAAGTTCCTTCTGAAAGGAAACATCAAATGTTATTAGAGTTTCTTTATAATGAGCTTAATATTGAGTTTACAGAAATGCAATTAATAGAAGATCTTTATAATACTTCAACTGCTTGGACAGAAATTAAAAGTGGTAATCTTCATCCAATTTATAAAAGAATTGATCCAAGAGAAATGTGGGTGTTTATGTCTACTGACAGCCCTTTTACTCATAATGCTGAAATTATTAAAAGACAAAGAATAAGAACTTGCTCTGAAATATATGAAGATTATTGGAGAGAGTTAAAAATGGGTAAAGTTTACAAAGACTTTAGTAAAAGGCAAGAAGAAATTAAAGATAAATACCATGATTCAGACAGAACACTTTTAGATTTACATACTGATGGAATTATTAATTTAGACGAAATAAATCAAAGAACAGATGAAGGTGCAGCAGAAATGAGGTTCCTTAGATCACTTTATGGAGGACATCCTTTATCTACAGAAGAAGAAATAGAAGAAGTTTCTTGTCAATGGAAAGTGCCCAGAAAGTTTAAGTTAATAACAAGAAAATTAAAAGATGGCACTCATAGAGAGTTTTGGCAAGCTCATAATTATGAATTTAACAAGTATAAAGGTGATGTAGAATCTAAAGTAGTTTCTATACCATGGATTTATGGAGCTAAAAAATTAAATTTTAGTGAACCTCAATATGTAGAGCTTGGCCCACTTAAAAATCAATATAGATCAATTAATAATCCTTTTGATGTTTATTATGATTACATGGGAGTAGTTATGAACTATCAAATGGCTGAAAGAGATTATAATCAAGTTTGTACTACAAATACTTATACTATAGCTCCTATGGATAGAGTTAAACCCCTTCAATTAGAAGTTAATATTATTAAAGACTATTTACAAAAAATTAAAAAAACAAGTTGGGGAAACATGATCCTTTTAAATAAGGCTGTTAAACCTGATGATATGAAAGATGAAAATTGGCTTGCTTTTATGAAAAAACATAGAGTTATTTTAACTGACTATTCTTTAGAAGGAGCCAATCAATATGAATCTAATTCTGTAAGAGCTGTAAATGTACATAATCCTTCAGAAAGCATTGAAGTAACAAATTATCTTATTTATTTAGAATCACAAGTAGCTAAAGTCCTGGGTTTAAATCCTTCTTCTTTAGGTCAAGCATCTCCTTATACAGGAGTAAGAACAAATGCTCAGAATATTGAAATAAGTAATAGTATTAATGAAACTTTTAAATACACTACTAATCTTTTCTTTGAGAAATGTTTAAATAGACTTTTAAATGTAAGTAAATATCATTACAAAAATAAAGAAGATACAATTTCTTATATTTTAGATGATGCTGGAATGGCTCAATTAAAAATTGATTCTGACATTACAGATAACTTTGACATGACTATTTTTGTTTCTAAAAATATTAAAGATAAAATACTTGTTAAAGAAATGAAGCAATATATTCAACCATTTATTCAAAATGGGATGCATTTACCAGAAGTTCTTAATTTAGCTTTAGCAGATAATAAGTCTGAAATAATAGCTGTAGCAAAAGCTGTAGAAGATAAAATAATGAGAGCTGAACAACAAGCTCAACAAGCACAGCAAGAACAATTTCAATCTATGCAAGAATGGGAAAAAGAAAAGTTTTTTACTGAGCAAAATATGAAACTTCAGGAAGCTACTATAAAAGCTGATGATGAAAGAAGAGGAAATGATGTCAATCAAAACAATGAAGATGATAAAAAAGAAATTGAATTTATGAAAATACAAGCTTCCTTACAAGAACAAATGAATGAATTACAATTTCAAAGAGAAGAACTTTTAGCTTTAGATCAAAGAACAGATAAGGATAGAGAAGTTAAAAAACAAGAAAATGTAATAAAGAAAAAACAAACTAAAGCTAAAACTAACTTTAAATAAATTTTAAATAATATTAATAATTAAATTTGCACAATTAAATGATAGATGTTAAAGACATTATAGACTTTGATGCTTCCCTTGAAAAAGTATCTGATGTAACTATTTCTCAAGAAGAAAAAGTAGATGAACAGATAGAAGAAAAAGTGGAGCCAATAGTTGAAGAACAAATTCCTGAAAATACTCAGGTTCCTAAAGATCTTAGTAAATTCTCAGGAGGAGCTTTAATGGCTCTTGAATTTAGCCAAGATAATGGTTTTCTTAATTATACAGAAGAAACTGTTGATCCAAATTTAAGTCCTGTTGAACTTAAACAAGTTTTAGAAAATAGGATGAAAGTAATTATAGATCATCATGTTAAACAAAAAGTTTCTATTAATGAAACAAGAGATGCTTATTTTAAAGCAATTGAAAGTGGAGTTGATAAAAAGTTAGTTGACAAAGTATTTTCTGAAAAAGATTATTCTAAAGTAGATTTTTCTGCACTTGATGATGAAGAAAAAGCTAAAGTTCAGGATGAAGTTATAACTGAAATGCTAAAAGATCAAAAAGTAGGTTCAGATTATATTCCTCAAATGTTAGAAACATTTGAATTAAATGGAACCAAAGATCAAGAAGCAGAAAAAGCTAAAAATTATTTATCGCAAAGAAAAATAGATAATCTTCAAAACATTGAAAAACAAGCTGAACTTGAAACTAAACAACAAAAAGAACAAATAGCTTTGTGGGAAACTCAAGTAAAGCAAACTATTCAAGAAGGTAAGTTGCAAGGATTTGATCTTCCAGAAGGAGAAAAAGCTGATTTTTTAAACTATGTTCTTGGTAAAACAGGAGTTGTAGAAACAATTAAAGATGGAAAAAAAGTTCTTGAACAATCTTTACAAAGAGATATAGACTTAAATAAATCCTTACAAGATCCAAAAAAACTATTAGTTTATTGGTATATGGGTTTTAAAGACTTTGATTTTTCTGCAATAGAAAAGAAAGGCACACAAAAATTAAACTCCTATTTAAAAGGAGATTTTCCAGTTAACAGTAAAAGAACTGGACCAATTACAGATACAATAAATGAATATATAAATCAGGTAAACTCAGATATTATGAGTCCTCCTTTACAAAATTAAAATAAAAACAACAAAATAAATGTCATTACAAACATCAGATTTAGTAGGTAAAAAGTGGCTTTTTTCTGAAGAAACTTTTGATCCAGGCTCAAAACTGGGAAATTACATAGATCAAAATTATGTGATTTTAGCCAATCAAACTAAAAATAAATTATATGCTGATCTTACCTCAAAAGCAAATAATTATGTAGGAACTCATGGAATGAGTTTACATTCTTCAGCAACTTCTCTTAATGATTTCTTAATGAGAAATGCAGAAACTCGTCAAGAGTGTGCAGAAGAATTAAGATGGTCTTTATATGCCAAAGGAAATTCTTATACTAAAGCTGGACCAAATTTATGTCCAGATGTAGAATTTTTAGGAATTGAACAAGCAGTTTTTCAAATACACATAGACTGTGGAGTATTTAGAGAAGGTGATGTATTGGCTCCTAATATTGATTGGAATTGTCAAGTCAGACTTTGTAATGATGGAACTCCTGGAGCTGCTGGATATTATAAATATGATGTACAGTTAGTTACTCAAAATCCTATGGACTTTTTTCCTCAAAAATATTTACAAGAAGGATTAAAGTGGACAAGGGTAGGATCTTTTTATGGAGAAGCTACTGGTAAAGCAGGCTCTTTTCATTATGAATCAGCCACTTCTAAACTTTCATTTTCTGTAAGAACAAGTAAAATGAGAAAAGAGCTTAAAGTAACTGATAAAGCTATGTTAACAGATGCTCGAATGATTTCTATGCATTGTTTAGATAAGTCTAAAGATGGAAAAGACATGGTTAAACAAGTTATTCCAAGAGCTTATCTTGAATTAAATCATGCATTTGAAAGTGAAAAAGCTTTTAGCATGTATTATGGTAAAGGTTCAAGAGGATTAGTTGATAGTTCTTCTGGTTATGAAGTAGAAATGGGCCCAGGATTAGAATGTTTTATTGAAGATTCAAATGTAATAAATTACAATCCTTTTAAATCTGGAATTGGTTCTATAGTAGACAATATTCAAAAAAGATTTCAAGGTAGACAAGCATATGGTAATAGAGATGTTATTGTAATGGGAGGTAGTCAATTTATCAAATGGTGGATTGAAGGATTACATTTAAAATATGGTCACTTGTTAGTTGCTGCACCAGAAAATTTTAGTATTAGATCAAGAACAGATGGAAATAAGTCTATTCCAGGTGGTCAATTTGGTGAACTTGAAGCAAGAACTCATTACATTACAAGAGATTTACTTTATCCTGGAGGATCAGTAAGTGTGGAACATTTTCCATTCTTTGATGATACTACAAGAGGTAAAGGATTACAAATAAATGGATGGCCAGCTTCTTCTTATCAAGGTTTTATAATTGATTTAGGAGGAAAAGGTGCAAATAAAAATATAATTATAACAGAATGTGACAGAGCCAAAGGTGCAAGTGTAGTTTGTGGAATGTGGGGCCCAGATGGTATAATTAAAGGTGGATTAAATGGTAAAAGAGGAATGTTTTATTCTTCTCACCACAGAGATGAATGGTCTGTTGTTAGACAAGAAAGATGGGGAATAATAGTAAAAGATGCCTCTAAAATGATTTTTTTAAATCCAAATTTAGTTAGATAATAATGAGATTAGTAGCAATACCAAATAGTGTGTCTCCTTTACAGACAGGCACAACCAGAATTGAATATGATAATCATAGAAATGGCCATAAAGAAGATGGTAATAATTTTTATGAAGTAACAAATAAAATGCATGTAACTATCCCTGATACTACAAGAGATATTAGTCCTCAATACTCTTGGAATGAGCAAAGATGGTTAACTAATGCTACAGATGAAGAGATTCAAAAATTCTTAGATACTTGCCATGTAAAAGATGATAATGGTCAAAGAATTACACAATTTGATAAAAGAAATCATCTTGATGATCTTTTTAATAGTGAAAAAGCTAAGTTAATTATATCAGAAGGTGAATATGCTTTTGAAGATCCAACTTCAACTAATACAGATAAATTAGCCAGAGAAGCCTTTGTCTTAAAATACCTTGAAGTACATCAAGATGTAGTTAAAGGTAAAGAAAGAAGAATGGGGACTAAATGGAAACTTTTAGATGAAAATGTAGCTCAAGTTGAAACTGCAAAGAAATTAAAAGCAAGTCAAAAAGCTTTTACAGAAATTGAAAAAGCAAATCCAGCAACTTTAAAAAACTGGGCTTGGATATTAGGTCAAGTACAAAATAATGATACAACTATTGAAACAGTAGAAACTCATTTATTAAGAATTGCAAGAGATACTCCAGAAGAAATAGTAAAGGTCTCTGAAATGAATAATGAAGAAATTTCTTTAGAAATTTTATTTAGGAAAGGAAGATCAATGAGAAAGATTCATAAAGATCAAGGAACTTATTTCTTCAAAGAAAATGAATTAGGTCAAACTAAAATACAAGTGATAAACTTTCTTTTAGATGATAAAAATCTTAAAATTTATGATGAATTATCAGATTTAGTACTTGGTACAAAGAAAAAGAAAAATGTCAAAAATAAAGAATCTGTATAATGATATTAAAAGAAAAATAAATTTTTCTGTTGATGATTCTAAAATACATTATATAATTAATGAAGCTTATAATGTATTTATTGATCTTGCAATTCAACAAGGAAAATTTTCTGAAATATCTGAATTAGTTTGTACAGAAAAATTAAAACAAAAAACAAAAAATAAAGATAGTATAATTTATGAAAGACCTAAAGATTGTCTTTATGAAATAAATTATACTGTCTTAGCTAAAGAATGTGAAGAAAGGGAATTAACTGTTTGTATAATCAGCCCCTATGATTGGAGAAAATCTAAAAAAGATGAATTATTATGTCCTTCTTTTGATTGGTGTGAAACTATTGGAAGAACTACAAAGGAAGGAATTGAAATAGCTTTTAAAGATTTTAAAATAAATGAGGCTTGGATAGATTTTTATAAAAAGCCTGAAACTTTAGCATTTCCTTCTTGTACTAAAGATAAAAAGTATGTAATAGAAGGAAAAAAAATAACAGAAGATGTTGAGCCAGAAATTTGTAAATCTTTTCAGCTTAACATGATTAGTTCAATTGCTGCTTTAATTGCAGCCAGAGATGCTAATGAATCAAATGACTATCAAACACAACTAAACAATTTAATTAATATATATAATGCCAGCAACAACTTATAATACTACAAAGGTTTTACATCCTTCAGGAAACTTACCTTTGTTTAAAGGGCCAGTTCATAAACTGGTTGCAGGAAAACCTAAATTTATTCCAAAAGAGGGTCAAATGATAATCTATGATCCTTTTAATAAAAAAGGAATAGAAGGAATTTTTCCTGGAGATTGTCCTAATGATTTTACTATAGCCGTGGCTTGTAGAAATTCAAGGGATGAAATGACTTTAAAGAAAATGGCAGGTGGACATAAAGGAATATCTTCTTGCAGTATTAAAGACAATGATGCAAGTGTTCCAAGATGTGGACAAGTAGCTATTGTTGACTTTTTTATAGGATGTATTGAATGTGATACAGACTATACAATAACCTTTACTTATAAAGATCAAGACTCTATTGCCAGATTTGGTGAATTAAGACCTCTTCATTCTTTTACTGCAAGAGTAGACTGTGCAATTCCTTGTGTGGATTGTGGAGAAAAAGAAGCTTCTTGTGATGAATTAGTTTGTGAACTAATGAAAGTTATTAATCAAGAATGGGATAGAACTTATGGAATGGACAGAATTACTCCAGATGGCATTGACATTAAAGATGCTAAAAAAGGTCCAAATGTTTTAGATAGAGCACCTTTTACAATAATGAAACTTAATCCTACAGATTATAAGTTTTGTTTTGACCAATTAGAAGGAGATTGTTGCGTAGGATGTAAAATTCCTCCAATAACTGAAATTTCTATAGCAGGTGAAGTATTTGAATTGGATTGCCCTGATGCAATTGAAACATATAATATACAAGAAATAATTGATGCAATTGATTATGCTTTATATGATGAAGAAACTGAAACACATTATGGTAAAGCAGCTTATGAACAAGCCCTTACAGGATGTTGTCCAGGAAAAATTTGGGTAAATTCTTGTAAACCTATTGATTATATAAAAGTAGGAGATGAAAAATTAACACCAGAAGTTTGTGATGTTTTTGAAAATGTAAAAATTAAAGGCTGCAATACTTGTAAAGAAAATAGAGATGATTCTTGGAAACCTTGTTGTGGAATTAGATTAATAGCTAGACCATTAGAACAAGATTGTCCTTGTGAAGGTTTACCTGATAAGATTTTATATAATAAAACAAGACATTTAAATATTGAAGGTGAAGGTTTTAAACAATGGCAATGTGAAGTTAAACAAAGAAGTTTACCTCCTATTAATCAAGGTTATGAAATTCAACAATTAGAGTATGAAGCCTATAAAGGTGGGGACTTTTCTGAAGGCTTTAAAGATAATTATAGAGAAGGAAAATATCATAGATTTGGTAAACATTCAAGACACATGTCTACTAAGATAGAATGTGAAGGTCAATATTGTTTATGGAACTTCTGGTATAACACTGGAACTCAAGAAACAGGTCTTGGTACAAGTGAATTAAATGTTCAAAAATATTTAACAAGAATTGTATTTAATCAAGCTGACCAAGTAACTAAAGATTCTTTCTTTGAAACAATGGCCCCTCTTTTTGAAAAAGCAAGTTGTAATAAACCTTTAAGAACTTGTGATGATGCAGATAAAAAAGCAGAAGAAACAGGATTATTAGGAGCTTCAGCAGTTTCAGAAACAACTTTTATAGGACAAACTCCAAAACCATAATATATGTTTTTTGAAAAAATAAAAAGATTTGGTTCTTTCTGGGGGCAGAGAGGTGCTGAAAGAAAAACAGATGATGGATTTAGTAAATTATTAACTCCCTCTGAATTATTTGCACATATTTGGTGCTGTGAAGGTTTTTGTTGTGATGGAAGAGAAGTAGATGGTAAAAAAATCTTAGCTGCTCTTGATGAACTAAAGCCAGGGTGGGATAAATAATGAGTTGCTATTCAAATAAAAATAATGTCTCTTGTAATCAACCAATTACAGTTAAAGGAGAACTTAATAATATACAATCAATAAAGCCTTGTCATGAATGTGATAAGGCTAAGTTGCTATACATTAAGTTTTTAATTAAAGATTGTGACTCAGGAGAAATTATAGAAGAAATAAACTATGATCCTACTAACAATGCTTTTTCATCAGGAGAAATTTTATGTGGAGGCTTTATTCAAGATTTAAATTATATGTTTTGTTATTATGGAGTATTTGATATTTCAGAATGTGAAACAAATGATCCTAATTCTGAAAAAATTTGCACAGAACAATGTGGAAATTATTGTCCAGAAAAATCTTTTGAAGTAATTGCAGAATTAAATTGTGATTGTGATACTGAAATAAACCCAACTATAACTAAAGAATGAATTGTACTATAAACTTAGGAGGAACAACTACTTGTGAAAGTGGGATTACAAGCTACACTATAACTATAAAAACCAAAAATGGTGATGTATATTATAGTGGAACAGTATTTCCAGGCTCTCCTGTAGATATTCCTGGATTTTCAGGAACTTATCCACAACTAATAGCCAATAATACAAATGAAGATTTAGTTATAGAATATATAGCTAATACAAATTGTGGTTCATCTGAACCAATATATAAAACAATAGAAGCTACAAATACAGATCCTTGTGGAAAATGTCCAGAAGGAACATATTGTGCAGAAGTAGAAGGAGAATATAAATGTGAAGTAGAGGATCCTTGCAATGATGTTAAATGTATTAAAGTAAATTATGAAGTAAAAATAGAAGATAAAACAAATATTTTAGTTTTTGATTCTCTTTTATTTGATCCACCAGTTGAAGAATATGAACTTCAATTATGCACAGAACAAGGAATTGTTGCAACTATTACAGAATCAACTGAAATAGAATTACAACCAGACACTTGTTATGAAATTAAAGTAGTAAAGATAGTATTATCTAATGAATGTTGTTTATATGAAGACATTTGTGATATAGGAAAGATTCAAACTGCTGATGTAAGTGATCCAGATAATCCAAAATGTCCTGATATTACAGTAGTTTGTGAAGACAAACCTTTAAGTCCAGAAATAAAACTTACTTGTAAACCTCAAACACCAACCTTAACAATAAATTGTATATGAAATGTAGATTATGTAAATGGGTACTTGGAGAATTAACTCCAGATCATTACCCTTGCAATAAAGCAGTCCCTTTAACAGAGACTATAAATTTAAAAGAAAATGGTATAATTGTAGATACTATTGTCTATGATTTTGCAACAAGTACTTTTAGCACAGGTAATGGATTAATAGTTGGAGTTGCTCCAAGGACTGTTAGCCCAACAAATGAAACTCCTGAAGGTACTTATAGAATAGAAACTGTTGTAAAATATGATGTGGCTGAATGTCCAGAAGGAACAGAAGATATTTCATGTAATAACAATTTATCAAGTCCTATTACTGTTTGTCCACCTGAAGAATTATCAAGTGATCTTTATATTAAAAAAACTTTTGTAATTAATGAAGATGATTCAGTAACTTTTACAATTGAAGTTGGTAATAATGGACCAAATGTTAATACTAATGTAGTAGTAACAGATTTTTTAACAACTTATACAGAAGTTTCTTCAAATGCTTCAGATGGTGTTTGGGTACATCCTGAATGGACTATTTCTACTTTAGATGTAGGAGTAACAGAAACTTTAGAAATAACTGTAACAGGAGAATTTGTACCTAATACAGCATCAGTTAAAGGAGACAATCCAGATCCAGATTTAACTAACAATAGTGCTACTATTTGTCCAGAACATGAATGTGTTCCTAATATAAGTTTAACAAAAAAAGCTGAATTAGTTGATGAATATGTATTAGGTGGAACAATAGAATATACTTTTATTTCTACTAATGTTGGAGAATGTGATTTAATAGATGTAGTTGTTGTAGATGAGCCTTTAGATATAAGTATTCCAATAGGAACTTTAACTCCTGGACAATCTATAACAAGTACTCATACTTACACAATTACTCAAATTGATATAGATGCTGGACAAGTATTAAATACAGCAATAGTTATAGGTGCAGACCCTAATGGTGAAAGAGTAGAAGATACTTCTGATGATCCTTTAGATTTAACAGATAATGATCCAGATGAAGATGGTGATCCAGATGATCCAACAATAATTACAGATCCTTGTAAAGATGTTGAATGTCTTCCAGGATTTTATTGTTCAGGTGGAGAATGTGAAGCATATGTTTGTGACGATTTTATTGATTCAGAATTAGACTTATGTGAAATATTAGCTTTAAACCCAGATCATCCTTTAGCAACTGCTGATTGTGATGAAGGTGGAGTTGATAATATTACTGAATGTAAAGATGGTAAAGATCCATTTGATGCAAGTGACGATGATCCTTGTTTTAATGTGGAATGTGAAGGATTAAGTAAATGTGTAAACGGTGTATGTGAGTGTACTGCACCTTGTAAAGATGTAGATGATATTGGTAATTATGAATGTGGTGGTATTGATGCACAAGGAAATCAATTAATTTCATTTCAAAGTCCTGCAATGGTTGCAGCAGGAACACCTGCAATTGTAGCTCCACTTGTAGCTTCACCAGTAGCTGGTGCGCCAAAATCTGTAACTTTAGGTGGAATTAAAATAATTGGAAAAAGAACGGCCCAAAGAATTATACCATGTAGTGCAGAAAACCCAGATTGTCCACCAGAAAGCACCGTAGTAGATTGTGGTGCAGATTGTTGTGTATGTTTGGAATTGGATTGTGAGCCAGAACCTTGCTGCCCAGAGGAAGTTTGCGAAAATGTAGAAATAGAAACAACAAGCGCAACTATTGAAGCTGACTTATTAGCTTATGCAGAGGATAATAATTGTAGGCCAGAATTAATATTTTGTGAAAATAAAGCAACTACTCAAAGCATAGCCGAGCCAGGGGGTTGCAGTACTCGGGAAGCAACTTGCGGCAGGCTTAGTTCGACGGTAACAGTTGTGTATTTGGATGGCTCAACAGAAGTATTTCCATCCCCAATAATAATTAATACTACGTGTGGAGAAGCAACAGAAGGTATAGACTTTGAAAATGTTCAGTATTATGTTTGTGGTAGTTTTGAAGAAAATTGCACAACCTATTCAGTAGAACCATCAGAAGAAGATAAATGCTGCATTGTAGTTCCATCCAACCCTTGC